AATATTACAGATGAAGATAAGGAACTTGTCAGGAAACTGTCAGGATTGGGGATCACTCATAATCAGATATGCTCGATTATTAATATCACTAAACCAACCTTGTATAAATACTATCAAACTCAACTTGATCTGGGAAAAGCACAGGCAAATACAAAGGTTGCAGAGAATTTATTTCGTATGGCAACAGGCACAGGCAGAGAGGCAGTAACGAGCGCTATATTTTGGCTTAAAACACAGGCAGGTTGGCGTGAAACAGATGTTATTGAGATTCACAACGTAGAAGAGGAAAATGCAAAATTCAGAAAGCTTGTCGGAGATATTCGCTCACTTAGACTCCAAAAGGCAGAAGGCGACGACTCTTCTAGCTGAATGGTATGGAAAGGCTAGGGATTCTCAATTAGTAGACGATACTCCAGATCATAATATTCACTTGTATCTCGCAGGTCGAGGGTGGGGAAAGACACTCACAGGATCATGGGACATAATACAATATTGTCTTTTGAACGATAATGTGATGTGTGGCGTGATCGCACCAACTTATTCCGATCTCAAAAGGGTAGTATTCTCAGGGGATTCAGGGATTATGAATATTATTGATAAGGATCTGTTGAGTGGTGAGGGTTATAATAAATCCTATAATGAAATCAATTTTTATAATGGATCTAAAATATTAGGATTCCCGGCTATCGAGCCAGATCGTTTAAGAGGGGTGCAATTTCACAGGGCTTGGTGTGATGAATTGGCATCATGGAGATATAGAGAAACCTTTGATAACTTAATGATGGCGCTCAGACTGGGGCAAGATCCGAAGTGTATTATCACAACAACTCCAAGACCAACTAAATTAATTAAAGAATTAGCCAAGCGAAAAGATACCAAGATGATCAGGGGAACAACCTTCGAGAACATTGACAATCTTGCACAATCATCAATCCAGATGCTCAAAGAGAGATATCATGGAACAAGGATCGGTCGTCAGGAATTATATGCAGAAATCCTCGAAGATGTAGAAGGCGCTTTATTCGATGCAGATATGATCGAAACCAATAGGGTGGAAGAGCCTCCCGAAATGCAAAGAATCGTTGTAGCAATTGATCCTGCAGTCACATCAAACGAAAACTCTGATGAAACAGGTATCATTGTCGCAGGTCGTGGAGTGGACGATCACTTCTATATTCTTAACGATTCAAGCCAGATCAGTAGCCCGGATATATGGATTTCTAAAGTATTAAATTTGTATCATCAGTTTGACGCTGATAGAATAATTGCAGAGGTCAATAATGGTGGTGATCTCATAGAGAGATTATTGAGAACAAAAGAGACTAATGCTTCATATTCAAGTGTCAGAGCAACAAGGGGTAAGGTGGTTAGAGCCGAGCCTATATCAGCGCTTTATGAACAGAACAAAGTTCATCATGTAGGATATTTAAAGGAGCTAGAAGATCAAATGTGTCAATTCACAGGAAATAATGTACAATCTCATGATGACAGGGTAGATGCTCTTGTATGGGCTTTGACATCATTGCAGAGTTCAGGAAAGGCAGTATTTAAAATTAGCTGAGGTATGTTTTGGGTATATTAGACAAATTTTTTAAAAAACAAGAGCCAACACATAAAAAAGAAGCGCCAAGAATTGTTATAAATAAACTTGATGCCTATTCAAATAAAACAAATAGAAAATATAAAGATTACGCAAAAGAAGGGTATCAAGAGAATGCTATCGTACATAGATGTGTTCAATTAATATCTAACAGCGCCTCAGCAGTTAAGATTGATGTATTCAGTGGAGACACAAAGTTAGATAATCATGAGTTGATATCTTTATTAAACAGACCAAATCCCTCACAATCTGGAATAGAATTTTTTGCATCATTGTATTCTTATTTAATGATATCAGGAAACTCTTACATTCTAAGAGATACAGATGCATTAAGACCACCAAGAGAACTATATCTTTTGAGACCAGATCGTATGCATATCAAATCAGGATCAACTGTGATCCCATCAAGTTACGATTATGTGATCGATGGAGTAACAGTTAATAAATATCCTGTAGATCAAACGTCAGCAATGTCCCAGATCAAGCACATTAAACTTTGGAATCCAATAGACGATTATTATGGGCTGTCACCAATTATGGCATCAGCATACAATATTGATCAGCATAATTTAGCAGGATTACATAACGTTGCTCTTTTAAAGAATGGCGCAACTCCATCTGGTTATCTTAAATTTCAACCAACAGATGAAACAGGTTTATCAACACAATTAACTGATGATCAACGTGCAAGGCTTTTAGAGGATCTAGAGTTTAGATTTCAAGGTACACATAACTCAGGTAGACCGATGTTATTGGAAGGTAACTTTGATTATAAACAACTAGGATTATCACCAAAAGATATGGACTTCTTAGAACTCCTTAACTTATCAGCAAGGGAAATAGCGTTGTGTTTTGGAGTTCCTGCACAAATGATCGGAATTCCAGAGGCAAACACGTATTCCAACATGGAGACAGCAAAGCTAGGACTTTATGAAGAGACAATAATTCCACTTCTTAAAAGGGTTGAATCGGATCTTAACGAATATCTAGCTCCTCTTTATAGCGGTGATATAAGAGTTCAGTATGATCTGGATTCTATTCCTGCAATGGCAGAGAAGAGAAAACAAATCTATGACAATGTCGTATCAGGCGTTCAAGCGGGTATATTAACTCGTAACGAGGCAAGAGAACGTTTAGGATTAGAAGAAGTATCAGGTGGAGATGATTTATATATCCCATCAAATCTATTTCCAATTGGTGAGACGATGGATTCAAATGATGATAATGAAAAACCTGTCGATCCAGATGGAGCTCAAAAAGATTATGAGAGTGTTTATGGTACAAAGGCTCAGGTTGATTTCGATACATACACTACAGAAGAAGAAGCGCTGGATCGTGCTGAAGAGATCGGTTGTGTTGGAATTCACACTCATGATAAAGATGGTCAAACAGTTTATATGCCTTGTAAAACACACGCAGAATATGAAAGCGCACTACAAGATCAAAAGGCTTTAGATGATTTAGATTTAACACCAAATGATTCAATGGTGACAGAGGCAAAGCGAGGATTAGAATGGAGAAAGGAATTTAATCGTGGTGGCACACAGATTGGCGTTACGAGAGCAAATCAAATCGTTAATAAAACAAGATTATCACCTAACACAGTTTTAAGAATGTATTCGTTTTTCTCAAGGCATGAAGTAGATAAACAAGGTCAAGGATTTGATCGTGGTGAGAAAGGATATCCTAGCGCAGGTAGAATTGCATGGGCATTATGGGGTGGTGATGCAGGATTCTCATGGAGTAGGGCAAAGCGTAACCAGATTATGAGAGAAGAGGAAAAAGCAGAATCAGTTTCAGGTGTTTCAGGGGCAACTCTTAAGGCACTAGAAAATAAAGTAAAAGATCACAATGACAAGCATGGAGACAAAAAAGGTAAGAAGGTAACTGTTAGTATGTTAGCGAGAGTATTCAAAAGAGGTATTGGCGCTTATCGAAACAATCCATCTTCAGTCAGACCAAGTGTGAGAGCATCTGGTGGTGAGGATCGTTGGGCTTTTGCGAGAGTTAATACATTTTTGAGCGCAGTACGGACAGGCAAATTCAGTGGTGGTAAATTTGATTTAGACTTACTTCCAAAGGATCACCCCTTATCTTCTAAAGATTAAGGAGGCATTATGCCAAGTACAAACAGATCGTCCATATCGTTGGCGACAGCCCATGACATAGTTAGAGCATGGAATCTTCCTAATATGAAAAAACAAAAAGATGTTTTTGAATATCTTGGGTTATCTACTGATAGTGGAACGATGACATTTTATAGGCAACAAGCAGAGGAAATGACAGGTATACAGTTATTACCTCATAATAATAAAAGTAATTATATTGTAAGAACTGAACGAGCAAATCTACCACCTCTGACAAATAAAGTAGATATCACCGATCACCCTTATTGTATGCTCGTGTTTTCTGATGCGCATTTTGAGGGACATGAAACAGCATCATTCAAGATCATGTGCGAGGTGTTAAAAGATTTACTTAAAACAAGACAGCTGAAGTGCATTGTAGCTAATGGCGATATCATGGATTTATCTGTTTTATCTTCATTCGCAAAATTTCACACAGAAATAAGACCAAAAGAGAGAACTGTGCAAAAGGAGATATATGATTCTCAAGCCCAGATCAATAAAATTCAGAAGATTATAGACAAAGCTAAGTACCCGGTCAAACAATTAGCAACGTTTGGAAACCATGAAACCAGATTATCAAAGGTTGCAATGTCGTGGGGCAGAGCATTTGAGGATCTTGAGGCATTTAAAATACAAACATTATTTCCCGACTGGGATTGGGCTATGTCACATCTAGTAGATGATACAGTTTTAATTAAACACAGAATGCGAGGTGGTGTACATACTGCTTATCAGAACTCTATGAGAGCAGGTATTAATATTGTCACAGGACATACTCATCAGCTAAATACTAGAACATTTAATACTTATTCAACAACTTCGATGTCTATTCAGACAGGTCATTTATCAGAACAGTACCATCCTTATCTTGAAGATAATGTAGCGAACGATTGGAACAACGGGTTTGCAGTGATCACTGTTGATCCACAGGAAAAGACTGTTCACCCAGAACTTGTCCAAGTTAACAATCTGCACCGATCTGCATTCTTCAGAGGTAAGAAATACACTGTATGAGAATAGAGGACGTGGCTAAAAAATACCCATTAGTGATGATCGATTGGCAAGATCACACTGCTGACGGATCGTGGATTGATAATATCAAAGATTGTGATTATGAAATAGCCAGATCAATAGGATGGCTCATAGAAGAGGATGACAACACATATAAGATCGCAAATGCCTTAACTAGAGATTCAGGTGTGGGTGGAGTTAGTGTTATACTAAAGTCATGCGTACTTGAATATTGGGAAATATATGAAGATTAAACAAAGAGCAAATGAAAAAGGCAGAAAAGGAACATTTAAGAAAAGTAGCTGAATTAGGTTGTATTATTTGCAGAAAAATGGGATATCCTGATTCCCCTGCTGAGATACATCATATCAAGAAAGGTATTATGAGTAAGCGATCAACTCATTTTGAAACTATACCTTTATGCCCACATCATCACAGGACATCGAATGATGCTTATCATTTCAATTCAAAAACATTCACAGAAAAGTGGGGAACACAAGAGCAATTATTAAAAGAAACTAATATAATGATTTATGGCACGAGTAAGGATTGATAGGCGCAAAGATTACAAGGAACAGCTGAGATTGTTTGTCAGCCTCAGCAATGCTGTGCGAATCCAGATCAGAGAATTATTTAAGAAGTACTCTAATAGGGCATCAAGGGAATTCACGAGAGATTTAAAAATATCTGAAACTTATTATATTGATTTTTATAATGATCTATTAGATATATTGATTCGATCATCTACCAGAATAATCGAGGAGATTGATTTTAGAATAAAAAGATCAAGAATGGTCAAACAAAACGAGGAGATTGATCCAATAGTCTCCGCTTATATCAGTCAATATACAGCCAATAATGTGAGCAATGTTTCAGAGACCACTAAGAAATATATAAAAAAAGAGATTGAGTTAGGAATTGAAGCAGGTTTAGAAATCAGCACAATTGCAAGTAATATTAGAAATTCCACAGCATTCAAACCAACTAGAGCAACTCTTATCGCAAGAACAGAATCACATCAGGCAATGAACTATGGAAGCCTAGAAGTTGCTAAAAAGATGGGATTAAAAAAGCCAATTAAGGAATGGGCAAGTGCAGTTGATGATCGAACAAGATCATGGCACAGAGTTTTAAATGGAACTCGAGTTGACGTTGATAAAGATTTTATTATTAATACTCCTGTTAAAGGTGGAGGATTTATAGAAAAACCAATGGCTTATCCAAGTGATGCTAGAGGTGGTGCTAGTAATGTCATCAATTGCAGGTGTTTCCTTTTGTATTATGATTCAGACGATATCGTTGATTGATATTGTATTAACACATCTTTTATTGTTAGAATACGATTAATTATTGACAGGTTATTTTAATTATGGCAATTGAAACGATTAACAAAGAGGAATTGATGGACACAAACACCTTAGATTTGTCATGCGAGTTTAAACGCATAGATACAGATGAAGATGGATCATTTGAGGGATATGGGAGTATTTTTAATAATAAAGATTTAGGAAACGATGTGATCAGGAAAGGATCATTTATGAGAACGATCTCAGAAAAAAAACCTAACCAGATCAAATTACTTTATCAGCATAAAACTGATGAGCCAATTGGTGTAATTGATGCCATAGAAGAAGATAACAAAGGTTTAAAAATTAAAGGTCGTCTCGCAATGGGGACACAAAAAGGCAGAGAAGTCTATGAACTCATGAAGATGGGTGCATTAGATTCCATGTCTATCGGTTATCGTTTAGCGCCAGATGGGTATAAATATGATGATAAAAACAAAAGGCGTGTAATCAAAGAGGTTGATCTCATGGAAATATCTATGGTCACCTTTCCAATGAATCCAAAAGCTAAAATTACTAAAGTGAAGTTAGCTGAAATGGACGTGAGAGAACTAGAAACTTATCTGTGTGATGCAGGTATGTCTAATTCTGTTGCAAAACACAGTGCGAGTATACTGCATAAATCTTTTAATAAAGAGCAATGTGACGTTGTTGATAGTATTAAGCATTTAATTAACATACTTAAATAAAGAGGACTAATATGTCAGAAGAAGTAAAAGAAGTCTTGGACAGTCTTGGATCTACATTTGAGGAGTTTAAATCTGAAAATGAAAAGAGACTGAAAGAGATCGAAAAGAAAGGTCATGCTGATCCTTTACTTCAAGAAAAAGTTGATAAAATGTCGAGTGATGTGGCTGAACTATGTGAGGCAAGACAAACTCTAGAACTTCAACAAAAAAACTTAGAAGAAGCAACAGCAAAAATCGAAAAATTAGAAACAGTCATGAACAGACCAGAAGCAAGTGCATCTGAAGTTACAGATCACCAAAAACAAGTGTTCGGTAAATGGCTAAGAAAAGGCGAAGTTGATCCAGAAGAGAAAAAAGCGCTTTATGAATCAGATGATACTCTTGGTGGTTTTTATGCACCTACAGAATATGTAGCTGATTTAATCAAAGGTGTTACAGAAGTTTCTCCAATTAGATCAATTGCTAGAGTAAGAAACACAGATAAGAGAGGGATTGAGATTCCAAAAAGAACTGGTCAATTCTCTGCATCTTGGGTTTCAGAAACAGGTACTGGATCAGAAACCACTGGTTATACTACAGGTCTTATG